TCTAAAATGATTTATTTCCTCATCGCTAGGATTATAGATTTTACCTTTTACTGCCTCAAGAAATGTTTTTGCAAATTCAACGCTTCTTTCGTCAGATATAGGTAAAAATTCAAACGTAGGCGGATTATCTACTTCGCCCCAATTCCATGTAATTATCGGGGCCAATATTTGCTTATTAATTGCGTCCTCTAGTGATTTTCTACGGCGCATGATATGTTTAAGAAAAATCCCAATCTGTTCTTTTCCTAAAGCGTGTGACCCACTAGAAGTTTCGCTGCCAGTGTACCCCATTAAATCAGGAATTAGCATTGATCGACCTATCAACATATTAAATAGGTTAATAGCTTTTTCGAAAGCTTCGCCATTGGTTTTTGCCTCTAGAAAATCTAGTTCTATATCTTTAGGGACTGTTATAGATGTTTTCCCTTGAAAAGATTTAAGAATAGCGGCTAATTTACCAGCTATTCCCTCTTTTGCCGTAGCCGGGTATTTTCCTACTGGCTTAGGACTGGCCGCTGTTTCTAAATAAATATCGTAATACTTAATCGTTTCAATTTTAGATATCCAGGCTAAATATGCACTACGTAGTCCACTTTTACCGTATGGATTTACGTATTTAGGCTTATTTATTAAATGAATAACTTTGTTTTCTTGTGGCTTGATGTAAATACTTTCCCCAGCGCCCCGTTGTTCATATTTCTCAATATTACCTTTTGGATCCGTATGGATTAACCATGTACCAGGATGGCGAACGCGCAAATCTTTAAGGGTAAGTGTTCCGTCATCTCTTCGGCGATAAATCTTTTCTGTAATAGAAAATCCTATGTCGATATAATCAAGCATTTCCTCGACTAGGTCTAAAAAAGGTTTTCCGAGATCTTTGTTTAATACTTTTTTTAAGTCGGCTATTATTTCCTCTTGGCCATCCTCGGTTTCTTTGATAACAAATCCAGCGCCAAGGATCATGTCCTTGATCAACTGTAAAGAGCTATCAATTTGGTCATCTTTACGCATATTTTCATAAATAGTGTAATCACCATGCTTTTGATATAGGTCATCGCTATTCCAAGGTCTAGTTAAGTAAAACGGGTTTTCATAGCTATCTGAAACGGTTAATTCTTGAGTGGCTTTACTGACGGTTGAATTGCGATTGTGCGCTCTTATTGTCATTTCGGTCATATTTTGCCTTTATAATTTGTTCTTATATTTTACTCGACGCCTATAAGGTCGTCCAAACTGTTCCATCTTTCAAGTTTTCTAGCCATTTGCAGTAATTGAACCGCTATGGCCGTACCCATTACGGAATCGTCGTGTTTTCCCTCTTGAGCCTCGACTTTACCCTTTTCATTATCTACCAAGGTCAGACATTCCCCCAAAAGTTCCTTAGATCTTATTTTTAACACATCATAATCGACGGCTTCTATAAAATGATCTAACAATGTTGGTCTTGTTAAAGAGGTAGTATTCCATCCCAGTTTATCGTCATATCCTTCGTGATAAAAAAGATTAGGATAATGCTCTATTTCACTCAGGGCCAACAAAACAGCATGGCCATGATTGTTCCTTTCTACGCCCAGCAATGGCCAGCTATGCCCTACTTGATACACTTTGCACATTTCGACGAGATAACTTGCAAATTCACTAGGTTTCCACCTGTTTCCTCGAATTTGTGCGCATTGCACCCAGTCACTTACCCTAAATATTGTTCCGTAATAATAATCTCCCCCTGTTCCTCCCGCGGTATCTGCGCCACACACATAAATTTCATTTTTATTAAATTCTTCATATATTGTTACTGGCCCCACCTGTTTTATCGGGTCTTTTAACTCTAAAATCTTATCCCTTATTTTCGACACATCTAGCGGATTAGTACCTGACGTCATAAAACATGAAACCGGATCCTCTGGATGTTCGACTAAAAAAGAGTCTCGTCCTTTTGTTTTTATTTTAATTCTTCGCCATTTTAATTGGCCTTTTGTGATTTTTATTTTGCTTTGTTCTAAGGCTTTTTTAATAAAAATCTTTTCCTCTTCATTTGGAATAATTTCTTCATGCGGCTCTACCGGAAGCGTGTTTTCATAATGAAAAAACCATGGAAAAAAATGCTTTTTGAAATGCCAGTCTTTATCTATCCAGTCCTCGTAAAAGTGATTCATTCCCATCGGTGTAGACTCTATCGATATTTCCCCAGAATCCAACGGAACAGCCTCAACCGAGGCGTTGTATTTATCTCTATTTTTCATGAACGCGTATTCTGACACATGTAGTCTTTGGACAGACTCCGACCTGACCTCTAGGGCAACATAAATACGACTTTCATTTGACGGGAAATACATTTCATATTTGGACCCGCCGCCTTTTCCTACCTCTGGCTTCAGTTCCTCTGGTATGTACTTGTAGGCATATTTAATTGGTCGAAAAACCTTTTCGATATTCTCTCTTTTGTCGGCAAGAATAGCTACGGTCATGTTTTCGTTATATAAAACATCATCAAGGTACTTAATATCGTAATAAGTGGTGACGCCCTGCTGACGTCCTTTAAGTGTTGCATTAAATCGGCTTTTGGACGCATGTAATTGCAATTGCGTTGGGTTCATGTTGAAAAGCTGTTTTTTACCGGCTTTATTTTTTATGTGGTAAAGATTTCTTAACCGCCATTCTTTATCGATTAGATTATCAGCAATTTCTTCTAATTCATCGTCAGTTAGATTCGCCACGACTTTTCATTTTTTCTTTGATTTTTTCGAAAGTAGAGCGTTCGTCATTTATCTTTATTTCCTTACCATACTCTTTTCTGTTTTTAGCCTCTAGTAAAAATTGAAGTGAACCAGGATGGATCATCTTAGGGTTTATAAATCGCTCTTCGCCGTTCTCATCTGGCTCTAATTTAATCGGCTCACCGGTACCTAGCATTATCGCCCTTTCTTCTAGCTTGGCCAATGACAGAGCGATTCCCTCGTCGATTGCCTGCGAAAAACTTGGGTACTTTTCGGCCCATTCGTAAAGCGTTCTCTCTCCTATTCCTATTTTTCCAGCCGCGCCCATTCGAGAATAGCCAAACGCTAGAGCCTCTTTAACGTCTTTGCATTTCTCCTCTAAAGCCTTTTTAAGGCCATCCGTTACCGCTTTTTCAAATTCGGGTTTTTCTTTTTTCCATCTATGATAGGTTTCTTCGTGTATCTGCAATTCCTCGATAACTTTATCGACTCGCATTGTTTCGATTAAAACTTTTTTAGCTTTGGTCGCGTAGGTTTTATTGTATTTAGTATTAATCGGTTTTTTATAACCGTCTTTCATCATTTCAGATTTTGAACGAGCTTTCTTTTTAGAAATTTTCTTTTTGTTTTGACGCGCCATATTTCATATTAGCACGACGAATAAATTTAATAAATTCCGCCGTAAGTGAAAATTATAGTCATTATTTGAAACTTTTGGCAAATTAAGATTGTGCCCATGGCTGCACATATAAACAGGGCGGAAAAGTGCAGAGGTAGCCAAAGAAAAGAAAGTGAAAGTCTTTCGGGGCACCGTCCACCTTACAACTATAAGATAAAGTTAAATACCCAATGACCAAAGAAAAAGAATTAATTAAACATGCAGCATGTAAGGCAAAAAACGGAATGATTTTCATTGGAAAACATCATGGATCATGCCTAAAAAAAGCTCTTTATACAAATACAAAAATGTCTACCGAGATAGCGGATCGCGGCTTCTATACCAATAAAGGAAGGTTCTTAAGTATTGGCGACGCAGCTAAGCTGGCCGTCAAAAATGGCCAAATAAAAAAGAAAATTACCTATTTATTTTCCGAGGATTTATGGGGTAAGGATCACGGCGGGAAATATGAGTATTGCGAAGAAAAAGGGTACCATATTCCGAATTGATATCATTCAATGCAATTGCAATAGAGCTCGTCTAGGTCATCGTCATTTAGGTCATATACACCAGAAATTAAGCCAAGATCACGACCGTCAACAATATTTAATATTTCGTTAATTTTGTCTAACCTAGTCGGTGTCTTGTCACATGAACTCCAATTAAATGACCAGGATGATTTTGGTTTATCGGGAAAACAATCCAATGTGGATAATATCCTAGAATTTTCCGCGCTAGTTGACGACGAATCTAAACCTTTTTCACCGCAAGAAACCAACATGAGAAGTATTGAAAAAGTCGATACACTTGAAATCAAAGTCGATACATTCATGTTTTCTAAACCTCTGTTTTAATTACGTTTTTTATTTAACATCACTTAAGTAAGAATTATATGGTCATATATGTAATATTAATCACTTACAGTTATTAAACACTCAGCTTTAGGCCACTTAATTTTGACCGCTACTAAATATTTCATTACTCACCATCCTTTTTATTATAATAATCACTTATAATACTTCGAATCCCTTTTGATATAGTCCCGAATTCTCGACATATTCTAGCTATTGCCTTTGGCTCAAGTCTAAAAGCTACGCGCTCTAAAAACTGGTTAGATATTAAAGGACGACCAAGTCGTTTTTTTACATTTTTATTTTTTCTAGGCATTTTAATCTCTTATTTTTAAACTATTCCTCTTATTTAAATAGTCCTGAAAGAATTCATCCATCTCTTGCTCGCAACATAAAACCTTGCAGCATTTTTGTATTTCTTGCCTATACGCACATAATTCGCCATACGAAAAACATAGGCCATTATCAGTAAAATACTGAATATGAACCTTTAAGTTATCTTTTGTTAAAGTACCCAACCCTCTCAACTCTTTTAGACTTTTCACTGTTAATTTCATTCGATCCGCCTTTGTTATTATTAGAATACACGATCTTTTCTTTTTGTGCAACAAAATAACTATAAATATAAATTTTATATAGACAGCAAATGATATATGTAAAAATTAGATCGACTAAATACCTCTTATATTATGCGTACTTACTTCTGTTATCCTTTAATTGCCCATAGGGAGGTTGTGTCGGATGCTAAAAGCAAAAATATTACTCCTGGATATTGAGATTATTCCCGATTTGAAAGAGGCTTTAAAAGTCTGGCCAAAGTTGTCCAGCTACTACGGTAGGACGATGCGAGCGTCTGTTTCATCCGTTGCTTGCATGGGCTACAAGTGGCTCGGGGCCAAAAAAGCAGAATGTCTAAATGCGTGGGATTTCCCCGAGTGGAAAAAAGATGTAAACAACGACAAAAGGCTATGTAAAAAACTCCACGAATTAATAAGCGAGGCCGACGCCGTAGTGACTCAAAATGGAGTTAAATTCGACATGAAGTTTCTTCAAACGAGATTTTTAAAATGGGGCTTGAAGCCAATAGGAACTATTCATCATATTGATACATATTTACTGGCCAGGCGATATCTATACCTATTTAGCAATGGCCTTGAGCACATGGGAGAATTCCTAGAAGGCGAAGGAAAATTAAAGCATGAAGGATGGGATTTATGGGTAAAAACGGTCAATAAAGATGAGAGATCTCTTGAAAAAATGGTCAAGTACTGTAAGCAGGATGTGAATCTATTAGAGAAAGTCTTTAGACGACTGCTTCCTTTTGTTAAAAACTTTCCTAATTACAACCTCTACCGAACAGATAAAGAAATAGAAAACGATGTTCAATTATGCCCTAATTGTGGATCCGAAAAATTACATTCAAAAGGATGGCGCTCAACAAAGACAAGAATTTATCAACGTAAAATTTGCGGTGATTGCGGGACGTATGCTCGCGTTGATGATCGCGGAAATATGCCAAGGTCTTATTAATGAAATGGTGTCAGGTGAAAATAATGTCTAAGCCTTGGCGGTGCTATTTAATGACTGAAGAAAAATTCAACAAAAAACACCCTGATAAAATCGGTAGCTCGGCGCTATGTATTTCATCTAAAAAACAAATACACTTCACTAAGGAAAATTTTGATCTAGGCTGCGCAAGGCATGAAATTAGACACGCTTTTATTTCTGCCTTATGTCTTAGCTCGTCCGACTTGACGTTAGATCAATTTGAGGAAATTATTTGTGAGCTAGATTGTGAATATTGGGACGAGATGGATAAAGCTAGTAGATATATCGAAATGAGTTTTTTATAAAAAAATCCCTATGTTATTAATTTTATCAATTCTTCTTTAAATTCAATTGGTGTGGCCAACCTTTCAAACGCGCTAATTCTTTTTATTGGTTTATAGCCCGGTGCAGATCTTATATCTTTCGCCTGCTTTTTTGAGTGAGGGCCGAGTTCTAACCTTGTCTTGTTTTCAGATTTTCCCCAAATAAATTCTTTTGGTTTGAACCCGTTTAAATAAATCCATGTCGCTTTTCTAGCCAGGTGACCATAATGACCTTGCTCAACGCAACAACAAACTCCACCATATTCATCTGCTTTTACCCATCCACCTGATTTTGGCGGTTTTGTTAATCCATAATATTTAAATGCGTGACTCGCCTCTGGATGCTCAATAACGCCGCCAAAAGTCCTTACGTACCATAAAGAAAAAGCAAACATACAGTTATCATCACCTAGAAGTTTTTTTCTTTTTACACTTGGACCGCCTGACCAATAGCGCCCCCACCTTTTACAGGTGGATGACAAATAGATGGATATCCATTTTTGCAATTAAAAGCATTTTCAACTTCCGACCATGGTAATATTCTATCATCGCCGTAGTATGGGCCTTGATTAATAACAAATAATGCGTTTATTTTATCTTTCATAATATTAAAACTATTCTAAAACTCTGTAACCGTAACCTCGACCGGAACCGTAACCTCGACCGGAACCGTAACCTCGACCGGAACCGTAACCTCGACCGGAACCGTAACCTCGACCGGAGCCGGAACCGTCACCTTCACCATAACCGTCACCATAACCTTCACTGCAACCGTCACCGAAACCGTCACCGTAACCGGAACCAGAACCGTCTATATAATTATTCATATCTATTTCAAGGCACTTTCAAGTCTATCAACCCATTGACTAGGTACTACTTCTCTAATCTCGTCTATAGTCATCATAACCGAAGGGTCTAAGTTTTTATGCCTTAACCATTCATTAACACCTGTTTTACAGGCTTTTGTTAATCTTCTAAAAATTCTTACGTTAAATTTGAAATCAGATGCACTATATTTTTTTCTTTCTTCATCTGTAATTGGTTTTATACCATCACGCTTTTCAATTGCTTCCTCTATGGCCTCTTCAATTGTGTCACCATGGGCGCATGATGGTATACCGGATAATTCAACAAAGTATTTTTTAACACCATCTTTTGTGTAGAGTATTTCAATTATTTCTTTATTTGGTCCTTCGAAAATTTCGTTTTTTGTAAACAATTCTAAACCATCTCTATAAGCTTTTTTCATCGTCATCCTTTTTTAAAAACTATTTTAAAACTCCGTCACCTGAACCTCGACCGGAACCGTAGCCTGAACCTCGACCGTCACCTTCACCATAACCGTCACCATAACCGTCACTGGAACCGTAACCGTAACCGTAACCAGAACCGGAACCGTAACCGTAACCGTCACCGTAACCGTCACCGTAACCGGAACCGTAACCGTCACCAGAACCGGAACCGGAACCGTAACCGGAACCGTAACCGGAACCTCGACCATCTATGCAATTATTCATAATTAAAAACTGACTCCCATGCATGATTAGTCATTTCTGAAATTTCTAACCCTTGAGGATTTATAATTGTAGTGCCCGGTAAAACTGCACCGATTGAATGTTCGGCATTTTCTTTTAATCCGTTCGCTGCAACGTCTGAAATAGATCCAGAGCTATCTCTAGTGTATACTTTCCATAAACGCCTAGTGTTTTTAAGGATAATCGTTTGTTTTTCAAAATTTACTGACACAACCTCACCAGCATGAACACCTGCTACATTAGCTCTAACAATTACTTTTTTTCCAATTAAATTACTTTCCATTTTTTTCTCCTTTGAAAATATTGTTTAAAATTATTTTAAAACTCCTGAACCGTTACCTAAGCCGTCACCGTCACCGTTACCGGAACCGGAACCGTAACCGTAACCGTAACCGTCACCGGAACCTTCACCGTAACCGGAACCGTAACCGTAACCGTAACCGTAACCG